CCCTGGTAATCGATGTCCAACTGGGTGGCGATCTCCACCTCGTGCGCACGCCGTTTCTTCTCACCGATGTACCAGTCGCTCTGCGGTTTACCCTCATCGTCAAACCACAACCCGGCAGCCTTCTCGGGATGCTGGGACCAGTGAAACCGCAGCCGCGGCGTGCCGGCCTGGCGTTGCGCGTAGAACGCATTGGCCGTGCCGCTGGGCGTGGAGTTGAATATCCGCGAGTTGGTGTTGTCAGCCGTCGCACTCAGCACGTCGTAACCGCCACCCTCGAAGGCGGCAAACTCGTCAACCAGCATCGCCGTGCGACGGCCGCCACGACCGATGTTGTCGGTCGTACTCTCACCCTCGATCTTGCTCCCGTTCTCCAGGTTGACCAGTTTCAACTTGTTGCGCGTGATCGAGGGCACCAGCCAACTGGGAAGGTTCTTGTGGATGAAGTCGATGTGCGAGAACAGCGAGTCACCGGCACCATCGACCAGGCCCTCCTTGCGGGAAACCATCATGAAACTCTGCAGTTCCTTGAAGTGCCAACGCCACTCGAACAGTGTCAGGCAGATCCACGAGGCACCCATGTCCCGGCTCTTTTCGATCAACACGTCGGATTTGCCGATCGACTCGTCCAACGCCAGGAAGGCGTCGTCCTGGAATTCCCAGGTGATGAAAGGCAACCGCGGACTCTGGCCGTCGGCAATCTTTCGGGGGTCATAGGTCCAGACGAAGGCATTGATGTAGAAGAGCAGATCCCGGGAACATGCCAGCCAGAGTTCCTTCTGCAACTCGCGGCTCTGGCCGGCCTGTTCCAGCAACCGCTGCCGGTACAACAGGTTGGCCTCGTATTCCTTGGGCACCGCCTGGTAACAGGGGGTCTCCCTGGAGCCGACGGGTTCGAGGATCGGGGCTGCGGTCATCAATCAGGTTCCGTAACACTGCCGCGATTGTACTTGCCTGGCCGGATCGGGTAGCCGTAATGGTCGTAATACTGGCCATTACTGATCGGATGACGGCGTTTGATGCGACTCACGCTCGCGACCGACTTCTTCACGAGAGGCACCGGTGCCCGGCACGTGCAGCACCTGGTCTGGGCCAGTTCGTGATCCCAGAACAGGTCACCTCCATGATCACACCTCATCGTCGTCATCCTCCTCCTCATCGGAACTTGTGAACTTCTCGTTGCAGAGGAAACAGAGACGTTCCCCGTTGTCGAGAACCTCGTAGGCATGATGGTCACAGGGCATGTTCTCTCCTCAATCTGCCTCCAGGGGCCACTGGGTGTACCAGGCCTCGGCCAGTTCCTCGCACATCCGGTCGAGTTCCTCGTCGGACTGGTCACTCATCACGTCCTACCTTGCGCCTGAGAGTGTCAATGATGTAACACGTCACCGCACTGGCAGCACCCGTGCCGCAGATCGCAGCACCCTCGGTGTGGTCAAAATCCGTCGCCGTGATCCAGAGAATGACCACCAGTGCCAACAGCCCGGTCAACCAGTAGAGAAACGGCCAGAACTGGGAATCACGGCGTGGAGGCTGCATCACGTTTACTCGTCCTGCCCGTTCTTGGTCTCGTCAGTGTCCTCGGCCATCTCGTGGGTACGGTTATTGCCTCGCCAGGGAACCGACTGCAGGTAATCGTCCGATTTCATATCCTTGCGGGCCAACGACAGGTGGTCCTTGCAGAAACGCCAACCGCCGTAGCGAGCGTCCCTGCAATCGGACCAGTCGCATCCGAGTGGACTGCGTATTTGCGCATTCAGTGAGGTCACGGTTTTCTCCAACATGTCCCGCTCGGTCCTCGCCCAAACGCACGAGTCCTTCCACACGGCCAGACTTGCCTCCACCGATTCCAGGTTCTCCTGGAGTAACTCGATCGTCTCCTCGCACTTGTCGTGAACGCCCTCGTCCCGACGATCGATTTTCGCTGTCACGTCTTGCCAGCAATGCTCCAGTTTCTGTTTTTGAAACGTGGTCTCTGACAACGACGATTCCAACTTCTCCCTGGCCTTTTCCGTTTTGTTCAACTTCGTCTGCAAACGGCCGACTTCCGCCTGGCACTTGTTGAGTTCCTTGCGCAGTAGACGCAGTTCCTCTGGTTCGTCTATCCCGATGACCCTGTCGGCCTCCCAGACAGGAACCGGTTTACCGTCGTTTTCCAGACGCACCCGGAAGTTCGCCACCTGCCTGGCAAGGAAATACGCCTCGTCGCGACTCAACACCCCGTCCCAGTGGATGTCGTACAACTTCGTCTCAATCCCGGGAAACCAGTCAATCATCGGTCCCACCCACTGAAAACGAAGGGAGCCTTCAGGACAGGTTGCAGTGGTGCGATCCCGACAGGGACTTCAACCCCGGTGCAAACAAATGTCCCCGCGTCAATGAACTGATCCACCAGGCCCCGGTTTTCTGTGTACGTCTTGGCAACAAACTCGTCGTCTTCCAGATCAACGCCGTCGATATCCACGCTCAGACAGGCAACCCGTTCGCCATCGGCATCGTTCAACAAAACCTCCAGGTTTCCATTCTCGTACCTGTGATATGAAATTGTGCCCTCGAATTCCTTGCCCCTACGACTGATCAACATCGTCTTCACCGAACCTCGTCAATGCAGTCACGCAATGTCTTCAACTCGAACTGCTCGGCAACGTGAACGTGCTGGCTGGCGTATTTTACCGTCACCAGCGGACAGGACAACAACCGATTTGACCACATCAGACCTCGATACGTCAGCGTCGGAGACTTACCGGTCATCAACGCATAAACCTCCACCCGCGGTGTCCCCTTGCCGGGAAACAACGAAAGGGGACCAGTATCATAGCCGGTCGTCTTCACATCGCAACGATAACTGTGACCGTAACCATGGATCGTGCAATCACCGTCATCCTCGGACCTCAACCGCGGTTCACCGTTGCCGTTCCAGTAGCAGTTGAACAGACGGCAGAATGCCATCTCGCCAATCACGCCGATCAGGTTCACCTCGAGATCCGTCATCGAACGGCTGATACGCCGGGACGTGAAACCCGCCGATTCGTTTGATTCCTGTCGCCGGCCGGCCACGAACCCGGCCAGTTCCAACTCGCCGCGGCTCAACGTCAACCGCGTACCTATCGCCGGCTCACCGTTGTTCATCACCGTCACTCGACCCGGAAAGAGTCCCACGGCGACTCACTCATCGTCCGGGGAGACTCGAAACACATCAACAAGTCGTCACCAGGGGCCGTGATCACCCACTCGCGAACCGCGTCAGCCCGTTCGTCAGCAAGGTCGTCAGTCGCCTCCAGGGCCAGGATCACGTCGAGCAACAACTTCCGCATCTCCGACAATCGCGTCTCCGACGGTGGCCTGGGAACCGCCAACGAATACACCGTCTGCCGCAACCGCCACACCACCTGTCGATTCGTCACCGTCTCTGGCCTCCCGAAAACCTCGCAACATCTCCGCAATATCCGACGTTCGACGTGTCGCATCCTCACGGAAACCCTCCATCACCCGGTCCCGGTCGTCCTGCCGGGAACAGATGTCCATCCACTTCGTGTAAAACGCCCGGGGATCATTACGGGCAAACTCCAGTAACCCCCAGGCACCAGAACTGGGCGCATCCGATATCGTTACCCCGTCAACACTTACGTTGCGGTACACCCAATCGAAATCACCGCGTATCCCGCCACTGCCAAACGAACCCTCGACACCGCCAGGTAACCCCGCAGGACGTGTCACACGCTCCTTGGGAACAGTACCCTCGTAACCGACCACCTTCGCCGCTCGCCAGTGAGCCGCCCACGGGTCAACACCCAGTTCAACCATCCCGTCACGCGATGATATCCACTCGTCCCACTTGCCCGTCTCGTCGAGCCAGTCCTTCAACATCGTCCGACGATCCTTACCCATCACATCCACCTCGGAAGATAACTCATCAAGACCAGCGATTGAACCATACACAACACCGTCGTCACCGTACCACACCAGAACCACTCGCGACGAGACATCTCGCATAAGGAATACACAACAACCGATGTCCCAATCAACTTGCACATCGTAAAACCCGGCAGACCTCCGACCAGCAGTATCCACGTCACCAACGGGTTCCTCTCCAGCGCAATTGCCGGTAACCCGTCAAATACCGTGTACCACGTGTCCACGCCTGAGATCACGACGATCCACGCCAAGGAAAGTACCCGCATAAGACGATTCCCTTCGTCGGTCTGTGTGGGTTAATTAATTCAGGCGGCGGGCGAGGGGCGGGGTCGTGGTTTGATTTTGGCGGCCGGGCTCGTGAGCATCGCATGTTCTCGCACAACCGCCGCCCGACCGATCGCCAACGAGCCCCCTCCAGGTCGATTGATCGCCAACAACCATGCGGCCATCATGGCGTTACGATGTGAAACACACTGCGACGAGTTTTCGGTTCCAGTGGATGCCAGACGATACCACGACCGATCCTGCCGATAACGAACGGCCGCCGGACGACATAAAGGTAGATCGGGTTTAACTCACCTAAGATCTTGGAGCCCCGAGAATCGAGACCTACCGAAACACCCACGGCCGAACTATCGCGGCCGATCATCCGCGGCCGTTGTGGGCGATCCTAGGGCATTACAGAATCGGCAATCGTCCTGGAATCGGCCGAACGTGGCGTTGACGGCCGAGAATCGATTCTGCGCGGCCGGCGGTTTTGATACCGTTTTCGCTACTTACCCCCGTCCGTCCCCGTAGCGTGGGGATGCTAGGACGATCCGACAATCCCGGGATTCTCGATTCTGTAATTATTCTACGTGATTTCATGTAAAGGTATGTTGTATTCGTTGACGATGTCTGTTATAAACGACTAAAAACGGCCGGGAGTATCAACGGCCGCCGTATCAACTCTAGGGAGAATCACACGATGTTCATCACACTGACCCCAGCCTACGGGCGAGACTACCGATCAAAGGCGGCCGTTTTGACCGATTGGAATTCCGGTAAGGATTTCATCGTGGCCAGTATCGGCCACCCGCACGATGGCCGATTGATCAATAAGGACGATGCGGCAAGGACCGACGATAACTACAACGTGCGCTACGATAGTCTCCGAAAAATCGCCACGATCGGGGGTGCAAATTGAGAATTCCACTAGGCGCAATTCTCTGGCGTGGTCCGTCGAAAATCGATCGGGCCCCGATCGTGGCAATCGTAACCGGATTGCGTGGCCAATCGAAAAACCCCAAGACCGGCCGGATGGCACAATTGTGGATCCTGCGCGACGGTGTAAACCCTATCCAGGCACTAGAGACTGGCGACGATCGATCAATATGTGGCGATTGTCCGCATCGTGGACTAGGTGACAATGTTCGCACGTGCTACGTTGATCTTCGGGCCCCCAATTCTATTTATAAAAAATTCTCGGCCGGAAAGTATCCCGTTGCCGATCCGCGTGAATTACCTGCGTGGTTGAACTCACAACGGCTCCCATTGCGACTGGGGGCCTATGGTGAACCCGCTGCATTACCAGTACCGATCCTGCGCGCCATGATGAAAGGCGTACCACGGTGGACTGGTTACACTCACCAGTGGACTAAATGCCACAACGCCTATCGACGATGGCTAATGGCATCCACCGATAGCGTGGTCGAAACCCGACATGCGTGGAAAAACGGTTGGCGAACATACCGCGTCCGCCCGATCGGCGCGGAACTGATTCCAGGCGAGATCGATTGTCCGGCCAGTCACCTATCCGGTGAGCGGTTGCAGTGTGCCGATTGTGCCATTTGCAATGGCACGGGGCCGCGTGATACCGCGTCGCGCGTATCGGTGTCAATCGAGGCGCACGGTAAATCGGCGAAACGAATCGTGACGATCGACTAGTGGTCTGGTGAGAAACCGGGACAACGGCCGGGACAACGGCCAACGAGTGAACGAGCGAGAACGAACGAACGAACGAGCGAGAACGAGCGAG